CAACGCTTGTAGCAACAGACTCTTTTTTAACGCCATTGTGGACAATCAAATCGCCCTCAACTACTACAAAATGTTTGCCTTCAAACTCAACTGCACAGTTTCTTGATAAAATTCCTGTATCGTTAAATAGTTTTTGGAAGCTAAATACAAGGTTTCCACCAATATAATTCATCAGCCATGTGCTTCTTTCTTTGTAAATAATAAATGTATTTTTGAGCTGAAAGCCGTCTACGATAAAATCACCCTCATCTCCAATAGTATTTGTACCAGCGTCATTAGTTGCACCTGCAACCCAAGTGCTAGGTATAGAAATTGAGGTATCAGACCACCTTACTTTGTTCGGTAGGTTTGTGCCTGATTCTGTCATATTCAAAGCAAGTAAATAATTACCATAAGCCCTCATAGACTTACAGGTTGTGCTTGCAGGCCAGTTTGTTAAATCTATAAACTTCGATGTAGAAGTGTCATAAAGCTGTGGGTCATCAACTCCGTTATTGAGTATTGGATTACCATTAAATATTGTTCCCACCCAATTACCAACTCCTGTTAGATTCGTTGAATAATCACCGCCCGATGCTCTAGTTACATCAACATTATTTGTTCCGTCTGTTCTAAATATTTTAGCTGTACCTGCATAAAACCAATAACTTGTACTTCCTGTAAGATTAATTAAAAAGTAAGGATCAATAGAGGGTGCTGTAAAAACACTATCGTGTCCTAGTATCTTTTTTGCAGCGTTATCTTCAAATCTTGCATTTTCTGTATGAGTAAAGAATTCATTTGGTAAACCAGTAGGATTTACGTCTTTTATCATTCCTTGAGGTATACCTACTTGAAATGTTGGCATTAAGCTGTCCTCTTCCACATATATACTGTGATATATGGTTGCAGTAGGCTAAAGGCAGAAGCGCTACCAGTTGATCCTGTATTTACATTTGTAGTTGAGGTTGTGTTACCTTGTGAAATACCACCAGCGTCTGTATCAGATGTCGATGCTGCTATTGTGTGAGTATGCGCAGGCAACTCAGAAACACTCAATGTTTTTGTTTTAGACCCACCAGTTTCCTCTGAGGCATCAAAATCACTATCTGTAGAATCAAAACCTACCATTACTCGGCCTGCTGCAAAAGCTGCCCAAGTGCCAAAACCTAACAATGTTGCAGGGTTCGATGAGTTTGTTGCGTTTATATAAATAGATCCTACTGGGTAAACTGCTTGTAATGTGGTTGCCGTATCTGATCCAATCGTAATCGTGCCTGATACTGTAAGGTTTCTAATACCTGTAATATCTTTGTTCGCATCAACAACCAACGCTTTTGAGGCTTCTGCTGTTCCGAGTGTTGTAATATCAACATAGTTTAACTCAGTCGTATTTGCAGTTACCCCGTCTAATAAATTTAATTCTGTATGTGTAGATGTCACAGCGCCTGATACTGAAGGAAATGTAGCTTTGACAGTAGATTTTATTAATCTAATGTGGTCATCACCCTCATTAACAGGATCTCCTGCTCCTGGATTTGAGCTGTTAAGACTGTCTATAAATGTACCTGTTTCTAATCCCATAAATTTCTCCTATATTGCTAACCCTACTGTGCCATTAGTTCCCACTACTGGCATTTCTGCAAAAGCCATGTAAAGATATTCAGCATTTTCTGAGTTTGCTTTTGCATCTGTTGTTGATGCACGAAAACCCCAAGAAGTAGCAGTAATTGTGCAATCTGTACTGCTAGAATTATCACTAAATTGAAGTGCTCTTTTCATTTCTGACGTACCAGCTATTTGTCCCTCGTCTACTACTGTAGTTTTAGCTGCCCAATCTTCTGTACTTTCCCATTTTTTAATCATTAACCATTTAGGTCTAAAACCACAATAGACAGGAACACCTTTTACGTTTCCTGAACCAGCATATATTCCAAACTTGCTAAAACCTTTTATCTCTGCAAAACAATATGCTATAGATGCAGCACCACTTGTATTGTGATGTGATTTATTTCCAACAGTAAAAACTGTGCTTGTAGGTTTGGTATCATTCCAACCACCAGCGTCATCTTGAAATTGACTTGTTGCTGCAAACTGTATTAAATCATCTTCTGTATCAGAGTAATGTCCTAAATCTCCAATATATACTACCCCTCTATCTGCAACAGTTGTAGATTTAGCAATAATCAATTTGGGTACAGCACCAAGTGAATGACCAATCGTACCAGTAGCACCTGTGCCTGTGTATTGAACAACCGATATACCAGCAGTTGTATTTGCTTGTACTGTACTTGTTATACTTCCTGAACCATTCGAACTTGTTGTGCCACCATTTGCTTTCCAACAAGCAGCAACGTATTTCTCTGCATTTTCATTAACATCTGTACCACCACCAGTTAAAGTAAAACCATCTGATGTGTAACTAGCAACGAGAGTATTGGTATCGTTTGCATTGTTTCCACTAGGAATCCAGTTCTGCCCTGTTCCCTCTGATGAGTTATTAAGTAGTGGGTGTCCACTCCCATCATATCTTTTGATCCAAATCATATCAGGTTTAAACCCCATACCACTAATTGTGGTTGTGCTACTACTACCAGTCCATGTTGGACAATCAAAATGTACTGATGGTTTTGCTATTGTTGTATATGCCATGTTATCTCCTATCCATAATCTTTAATATTTTTAGTACATAGAGAGTAAAATCCACTAGGTACTGCATATTCAAACGTACCCAAACCAGCTCCATCTGCATTACCACTGCTCACTTCTGTTGTTCCAAATCTACCCTCACCAAAGTTTACATAGGTATGTTTAAGAGCATTGTTTGCTTGGTTATCAGATGATGAAAATGATACCCCCCAATACTCTCCTCTTGTTGTAAATGAAAGTCCTGGATAGTTTCCATTAGCTGGATCTCCAGCATTAGATGTACCAGGAGCATTAAACCATGTACCATTTCTACCAAACCAAACTTTCGAGCTATCTCCATTTAAATCTACTGCCATCATAATTATGTCGTTTGCTGATGCTTGTGTGCCATAATTAGTATCTGCATTATTAAAAGTAATAACAGGTGTGCTCAGATTAGGTTTTACACAAAACGCACCACCACCATTACCACCAGCATCTTTACCAATAACTGCCGAACCACCTGTGTATATTTGTCCCCAATACATAGACTCTCTACCATTCATAACCATTCCGATTATATAAGCAGTACTGCCTGTGTTATCTGTTTCAGATTTAAATTCTACATACCATTTGCCTTGTGATACAAATGGAAAAGAGGTACAAGGTACACAAGTGTTTGCATAGCTATATAGACCTGTACCAGCATAATGTATTTTGTCTGCATAACCATGACTCCATCTATCTAGTGTTGCAAATGTATTAGATGGTGTACTTACAGATTGTTTCAAGTTACCACTAACTGTAAACGTGTTTGAATTACCTGATGAGTCTGTACCCATAGCTCCACTATTCTCAAATTTGAGGAAAAATCCATTGCTCCCATAAGTTACACTTGGACTTAATTTAGGTTTCCACTCTCCAGTTGTGCTATCTGTTTCTCCAAAGTCTGATGCAGCATAAGCAGTACCATCTATAAAATGAAAGTGTGCCATATTGCCCTCAAAATATCTTTGACCACCATCATTACCTCTACCTATTTCATGTGCTACGTTGTTATTGTAATCCCAATCAAAGTTTTGTGATGGGTAAGTAGATGTAGAGAAATCTGTTCTTTGTGTTCCATTAACATAAAGTTTAACTCGATTTGTTGATGTAGCTTGTGTTGTATCTATTGCTATTACAATATGATACCAACTCGTAGTGTCTAAAAATTTAAAGTCGGTTGTTAGTAACACGTCATAGCTACTACCATTCCATGACCTAATATGTAAAGTATCATCACTATCAAACATAATACGACCACCATCACTATCTGCACTTATTATAACTTGCATGAGCGACATGTTGCTTCTTTTTACCCATACGCTGAAAGTCATAGTTCTTCTATTACTTGCACTAGGTGTTCTTGTTAAATATGAATTTGCTACTGTCATTAGTTAAATTGTCCTGAATTGTTCATTGTTACTGTTACTGTAATGCTAAATGCTCTGTCTGCTGTTTGCGATTCTGCATCTGTAGCTCGTAGGGTAAAGTTATACGTTGTTTCACTTGTCGATGATGGTGCTGTGCCTGTAATTGCACCTGTCGATGAGTTAAGAGATAAATTCATAGTAGATGCAGGTGTATCTGTGTTACTCGTTAAAACGCTTGTGGTTTCAGAATACGCAACTGTGCTATCACTAGATGCTGAAACTGAAAAACTCACACTCGCACCTGCTGCTACACTCCCCAGACTTCCAGCAGATGTACTCCATGTTGGTGCGTCTGATACTGTAAGTATTGCAGAACTTGATCTCGCTGCTAATCCATCAGGATTCTCAACTCTGATAAAATATGTGCCATCTGTAGGTAGTGTTACATTGACTGTAAGCTGTGTAGCTGAATCTCTAACAATACTATTTGGTAACGTTATAACTCCTGACGAGTTAATAAATTCTACATTCGGTGTAATTACAAATCCTGTTCCTGCAATAACGATTGATGTTGCACTATTACCAATAGCTGATGGTGTTACCCCTGTAACTGTTGGGCTTGTGCCACCTGCTGCTGTAAATGATAAAACTCCTGAACCATCAGTTTGTATTATCTGACCTGCTGAACCATCAGCAGTAGGCATTTTAAAGAGTACCCC